ACATCAGAGAAACAAACCTCAGACCCTTCAATGATGAATAATCCACCCTCAACGATGTATCGACAGAAATATCCAAACCACAGGTATACACCCCATTTTAAATGATCGGGCAAGTTGCTAGCCCTTTCAGAGTAACGATTGATACGATGACGACTGAATGGTTCTCTTTGATGTAAGTCTGTGGTTTTATCCTCAGGCCTGTATAAGATGCCTACAAGAGCATCAAGATCCTTTGTCTGATGTTCGATGGTGAATCGATTATAGAAGTCCACGGCCACTCTGTATTCGCCAAATAGAAGGTCTGATCCGTGAGATTGTGGTCCAAGAAGGCCATTGATTGAAGGCAGGAGGTTGACGGTAGACGTGTAGTTGAGAAAAATCAGTCCGTTATCATCTTGACCAATCATCCACTCAAGGCTCTCGGCCACCTGGCTAACAAGAATGTTGTACCTTTGAGTCTGCCCCGGATGAATAAATTTCTTTCTGCCCAGAAAACAATCAGAAAGATCTAGAAGAAAATCATCCTTAGTGATTGATGAGTCCATCATCAACCTAAAATACAACCTCAACAGATTCTTCCATTGACGCGGGGTCATTTCCTCCCAGCAATCGGGAACTTCGATAAATCGTTTCATCTTACTCTGTATTAATCGCCATCCAACCAATGTTCTTCATCAAGCCATACACCATCATCTTTCCATGTGCCGTCTTCCAGGATCCAGAATGGGTCATAAAGTGCCTGGTTAAAGCGCTCATCGGCAAACCTGAACGCAAACTTGCTTGAACCAAGCATACCTTTTGTCTGTATTTCCTCAGAGTCTTCACTAATGATCACAATTTCCCTAAAAGCACCCTTGAAGAACACTTCAATGCAATCTGAGGCCGTCATCTCTGCAATCAGGGCATCATCAGTTCGTGAATACTTACGACCAATTACTACCTCAAAGCTATCATCGCGTTTGATAGCGTAACGCTTTTCTATTCCAGCGATCCTTGTTGATTCAAAATTTAGGGCCCTTTTTCTGACGACCTGGCCTCTTGTTACAAGCGTCGCCGGGCAGCCAAAAACATTTAAGTACCGGAAGGTTTTTGTATCCGGGTAGGATGTCCAGTCAACCAGAAACTGAGAATAGATGTCAGCCACACCAACAATGTATGAAATGATGCTGTGCGGCTCTATCGAAGGGAAAAGGGCTACTACCGCCTGAAGGGTAATCTCAATCGTTTGAAAAGCAATAGTGGTCGAGGTGAACAAAATTTCCGTTGCTGTTTCAAGTATCTGATTACCGGAGTAATATTTGACCTTTACCTTGATAGTACCACCGTTTTCCCGGTAAAATGTTAGGTATTCCTTGGTTGTTGGGGTGGTCACTTTAGATCCGTATTGTAAATGTAAAGGCCAACCATCCGGAAAGAAGGATGTAGCCTGTAACGATGTGAAGGCCTTACACAGGAGTGCAGTAAAGGACCCAATTGAGGTAGAGTCAACGTAAAGAGTAAACTCACCATAAACAGCTTGTGGTCCTGTTGACATGGATCCTGATAAGTAACATTCAAACAGCTTGCCAAGGTCACGGATGTAAATTCGATCATCAGCATCAGGATCATAGGTCTCTCGTAGGATTGAAACACTTCCTTTTTTGACCTCAAAAATGATGGAAGTCTCTGAAGCAATAATCAGATCCTTGACGTTTGATGTTAAGCTGTACGCGTCTGGCTGCTGTATTACCGTCATAGTCTCATAAACTTGTTGCGGGGTGAGTTATTTGGTAGTATCTTGAAGGAGACCTCTGTTTGATTTCTTTCCCGCTTCAGCTCTTCCAATAGGGTCATGCCATCATTGAACAGCAGATCGGAGACGGCGCGAACATCAGTCAAGGAGGCCGGTTCAGAAGCGTTCATGGTCTGGCTACTGCTGGTATAGTTGCGGACAACGCCTGCAGGTATCAGCCCAAGTGGCAAACGACGGATGGCCAGCGACATGGCTAGGTGTGCCGTTGGAGGATAAACGAATTCAAGCAGCTCTTTCTGTGCATCAGTTAATCCTATTCCGGCCAGCAACACCTGGTAGTCATCCCCAAGCGCCTTTCGGATCCAGCGCCGCTGTGCTTCCTTGATGAAGGGGAGTAGGATAAAATATAGACGACCTGACCGGTCGATGGGGAACTGGGCGTCAAACTCATCAGCATTCTTGATGAACAAGCTGGCAGCCACCTTCCTTTTATCGCTTTCCATCCATTCAGTGATGGAGTTTTCTTCAAGGTATGCAATCAGCCGGTCTACAGCCTTGTAAAAAGCCTGCAGGTGGATTTCATCATCCCTTTTAAGCTGCCACTCCCAGGGCAACTTTTCCGATTCTGGATCCAGCTTAACTTTTCTCCCTGAATCTTCGTGGCTGATGTCGTTTTTCTGATACATCATAAGGGTAGCCAATATGGCAATGGGTAATTGGACGACCGGCACAAGCTTCTTGTACTTATCATCAACACCCTCGTCACTCTTGTATGTGTCATCGGCCTTCTTGACAACAGCAGAGCCGACAATCCTGACCACTTCTTCAGTAGCCAGTTCGATGTCAGTCTTTATTTTATCGAAGTCGTTATTGGCATAGTAATTGCCTGTGATGACCCTAAGTTCCTCGCTGCCTGTATTGCTCTTGTTGAATATCATATCACATGTTGTTTGTTGCCCGGGTTGAAGCGGTCACGTTTTCTTCTTTGTTGACAATCTTTCTATAAAGCCCCATCGACAGGTTCTTATTGGGAAAGTTTACCCTTAGTGCCTCATGGATGGGAGCGAAGATCACGTCTTCACAGATTTGAACATCGGCAGCATAGAAGATCTTCAGGGCATACAGCATCTGACTACCGGAATCACCCTTCCCATCAATGATGATATTCGAAAGAGCAGGATTTAGGCCAAACCCTGAGGTTGTCGAGCTGTCTGCAATCCTTGATATTTGAGCCTGTGCTTCAATGTATTTGTCGATGTTCATCTCGATAGGCTCGACCTTCCATTCGCATTTGATTCCATTGCCATCAACAAAATCAATCGTTTCAAGAAACTTGCCGGCATTGCGCTTGCCGGCAAGCACATTGGCAATGGTCTGGGTTAATTCCTCCCGGAGTGTATCCAATTCCCCCAAGATCTTGATGTCATCCCATTCCGGATGAAGCTGGTAGAGAAGATCCTTTTTTTCTTCCCAATACTGTGCTGGTTCGTGCACATGATAGGCGGCTGCAATCATATTGTCCGTCAAGTACTGTATGATGTCCGGGATGTCGTTAGCTCGTTTAACCCATGGAATTGAGCCATAAAAACTTGAAACTGCGTAGAAGTAGCGTGAAAAAGACCGGTATGAGTGGTACTTCATACTGACCTTATTGGCCGTTGGAATCTCCGGGTCGAAGACCGGATAGCGATCAATGTACGACCGCCTCATGTTTTCAAAGTCGCCCACAAAGATGTTCTTGACATCGATTAACCGGTGTCCATCGTTATCAGGCCATTCCAACCGGCAATCATTGGAGTGTTCACAGACCAGTTTTGCAATCCAGGGCTTCCCCAGGCGGCGGCTGCGCCCGGCAAAGTACTTGACAAACACCCCTCGCATATAGTTGAACTCAAGCAGCGCGTCACGAACAAACCCTCGATAATCCCAGGAGTCTAACCATGCCTGAATTTCAACATCCTCAGTCCACTCCTTGATGATTTCGTTGTTTTGGAAGCGAGTACGGTAGAGGAACGGCCCCTGCCCGTACTGAAGGCCTGTCTTGCGGTCGATGATGCCAGGACCAAGGTTGTTTTTCTCCAGCAGGTTTCTTACGTTAGCTGGCAGGTTGTTGTCCAATCCAAATGGCACCACGCGGGCATCCCCATATGTCACCGGATCAGTTTCCCAGGATCCAAATTGAGATAGAAATGTGCTGATGGAGCGGCTGTCATACATGCGGTCAGTTGTGATCGCATAAGAACCACCCTTTGCTTCAACAAAGGAAACACCTCCAATTTTTTTTACTTTGCTCATGATCAGTTCAGTTCTAGTTTTTCGCCGTCAAACTCAAGGAGCAGGAGCTGGTAACAGCGACCGTATTCATTCGTGTCAAGGTCGAAATAGTTGAGCATGATGTCTGCATGCTTGTTGTCTGCTTCAGTGCTTTGCTTCCGAAGCCTGGCCTTGCGAACCTCAACCACGCCGTTACTTTTGTGGCGGTCGTAGCTGTAGCTCATGAAGGAAAATGAAAAGGGGATGCCCCTTTCGCTCAGATTCCTCATTTTTTCAATAGCCTTGTACAGATCCATTTTAAGATTTTTTTTCTGTTTACATATGCCAGGATCAATCCTATGGCTGCGATAACCAGGAGTGGCAGAATAGGAGGCGTTTTGGTGACAGTTTTGACAGTCTCCTTCGCTTCCTGGTTGATGGCTGTTTCGGTTTTAAGTTCAGCTTCAGTAGACTCGTTTATGTTGCTCTGAACCTCATCGTTTGTATTAAGGCGTCCTATCGTTGTTCCCGCCTGTGCCCTCTTCCTGTCGGTTGTTCGCCGGGCGGTGAGGTATTGCTTACCGGTGGAGTCAGGAGCGGAAAAGGTTTCTTCAATAATCGTTTCTTCCAGCTTGTCGCTTGACTCAGACTGTTCCTCATAGGTAATAGTCTTGATGGTGCTGGTTGTCTCTGCCGCCTTGGCAGTGACAGCCAACTGTTCGCGTTTCTCCGTTTCGCTGGAAGTCTTGACCACCGTTCTGGTCGTTTTACAACCAAAGAATAACGCTGCAATAATCAGTAAGAACCAAACTCTGAAGGCTTTCATGGGTACTTTATTTTGCTGATTTTAAACGCTCATACGCTGTTTTCATTGAGATGTCATATGGCACTCGGCCCCACTTCTTTGCCATCTCTTTGAATTTGGGGCCGTTGTAGATGTAAGCAACCGTAGACCAGGCATGCCCCCTCAACGCCTTTTCCAGTCTTTTGTCTGTGCTGATGAACTTGCAGACCTGCCAGATCTGCCGGCTAAGGCCCCGTTTAGCATCATCCCACATTTCTCCAACTGACGAATAACCTAGGCGTTTCCAATGCTCACCCATGACCTGCCCCAAGCCAATACTCGTAGACTCCATGGCGGAAGTTGGTTTGATGGAAAAGGCATTNNCAAGCCATTCTTCTCTCTGTCTTTCAACCCCGTTAACGCTCCACTTTCCAGAGGGTGCAAACGGCTCCTTTCGCTTGAAGTAAGCCGGCTCAAACTGAATAATGATCTTGCCGGTAGCTGGATCAAACCCACGGCCACCGGTTTCGACTTCCAGGAAGGCGGCTATCAATTCCGGTTCGTATCCGAATTGCCGGGCGATTGAGTCAATTAGGGCTTTCATTCTTCTTTTCCTTTAAGATGGAATCAGCATTTTTACCTAACTTGGATTCAATCTCTCCCTTCAATTGAAGCCTGAAAATCTTAAGGAATGGCATGTCTGGTTTTACGATCAACATGGAGGCAGACATACTCCATAGTTCACAGGCTGCAGCCAGGACGGCAACCGTCTTCACACCGATAAATCCACCTGGTTCATGGATAATGCTCTCAATACAATAGATTCCAACCAAGCTGAAGGAGTAAATACCAAATTTTTTAAGGGTCTCGCGGAGAGCCCTGGACAGAATAAACTTTTTGGTCTTGATGGCGGCCAGGATCCCCCAAAACAGGTCAGCCAGGATAGCCCCAAATACGACTATAAAACTGACCCATTCAGGTTGGAAGAAAGCTAAAACTGATAATACGACCAGGAGCAGCTGGCCCCAAAGATTACTGATTATTGACTGTGTTTTTTCAAGCACTCCTTCAATCCAAAAAAACAATTTTTCCATGATGTTCTTTAGCCAGGTGATTCTATGATTGTTATGTTCAAATGTAGTTTCCATTCCAAAAATCGAAAAGGACATTACTTTCTACTTGCATTCTTAATCATGCGTTCATACTTCTTTGTTTGCTCATAGGATCCTGATGAGCCTGAAATGACAGACTCAGCTTTTAGTGGTTCGTTCAGACGTAAATACAGCCGGTCAAGCATCACGGCATTTTTCTCAAGCAACTTAGTTATATCGTCGGCTTGAGTGTTTTCTGGCTGACCGTGCCCACTAAATCGACCGGCTGTCTCTGTCACATCAGAGGTATATCCCCCTGATCTACGAGCCCCACCGGAGAGTTTTGTTTTTTCCAGGATTTGAGTGGTGTTGATCAGGTGGATGGTGCCGTTTTTCTGGGCAACATCGAACACGTCAAGAAACTGCCTGACAGCAGGGTTTCTCACTCCTTCAGCTCTGGTGACAAACTCGTTGGCATGGACTGGTCCAACCTCTTTGTCATCGTCTGGATCCGGATCAGTAAAACCACCTATGCGGTACCCGGCTTTGGCTGCCTGTTGTTGCCGCCTAGCAACGGCAATCTGTGATGCTCCGTATGTCACGGCTGCAGCGGCAGCAATAGGCCCAAGTATATAACCAACAAAGGGCACCTCAGACGCGGATTCATAAGCGTTCATAGCGGAGACGGCCGTTGAAGCAATGACATTTGCGACGGTCAGAATAAACTGTTTGTCGGCGTACTTTGCCCGGATTTTGCTAAGCTCCTTTTCCCGTTGTTCCTCAATTGCAGCGGAATCCCTACCGTTTGCCTCGGCAGCATCCAAGAGGCGCTGGTACTTGGTAGTCACCGCCTGTTCCTCGGCTGCCTGGAAGTTGGCTGTAGTCTCAAGGCTGGTTGCTGTAATCGCTCCGACCTCGTTGAACATCTCTTTCGTGTCATCCGCCCTTTTCTTGAGGTACTTTTTGGTAATCTCGTCGCGGACTTTCTCGGCTTCCTCATGTGTGAGCGTACCCTTGTCTTCATAGTCCTTCAGAATTGCCAGCTCAGTTTCTTTTGTGGTCACGAGCTCACCAAGCCCATATTTCTCTAGGACAGACTGGCGATCTTTCGCTCCCTTAATCGCGGTGGCTGTCTGCTTATCCTGGATCTGCTTTGTAATGGTCTCAATCTGATCGGCTGAAAGACCATGGATGGTCAGCTTTTGTTTGAGAAAATCCAACTCTAGCGTCAACATGGCATCGTTGTAAGCTTCTTCATCAAGTAAGCCATCGGTCCTTTTTTGAGCCAATGATGCTTCTTCCTTTTCCTGGGCTTTTTCAAGGCTGTCCAGGGCAATAGCTGCTTCCCTAGTGGATAACTTCTTTAGCTTATCGGAGTGTTCCTTTTCCAGGATTTCCAACGCTGCCAGCTGGTCAGCGGTCAGATCTTCCCGCTTGACACCAAACAGCCCGGTTTCACGTAGCCGTTTCTCGTAATTTTTTTCTTCAGCTTTAACAGGATCAGCGTCCTGGATGATTTGTTTGATCTTCAGATTTTGCTCGATTTGGCGATCAAGTAACTTCTTGTCAATCTCGGCCACCTGACTCAATAGGTCAGTCTTTAAAGCCGGATCGGTGATGGTCAGAAGTAGGTCTTCCATCTTTTGTTTCCTTGCTCTTTCAAAAGCATCCTGCTGGTCAAGTAGCCGTTGGTTGTAGTCAGCTTCAGACGCAATCGACCCGCGGAGGTATTCTTCCTTGATCGCTTTTAGGGAATTCAAATTGTCAACCTCAATCTGCTTAAGTGCATCTTGGACCTTTTGTTTTTCTGTTTGATTTTCTGAGCCGCCGTTTCCTCCATTGCCTCCAGTTCCACCACCTGTCCCTCCGGTGCCCCCCGAACTACCAGTTCCACCGGATCCGACTGCTTTCTCAACCATCTTCTCAACTTCCCCTATATCTTTTTTGATGCTTGTGACTTTATCCTTTGCCATGTTCAACATCAAATCGAGCCCCGTACCGATCCCTTTTTCCTGGTTCATGTCAACACTGTAGGTTGTATCACCAAGCGTGATGTCCGTCTGTGGATTCTCCTTGTTGTACCTGGCCTGGTATTCATCGTACTCCCTTTCAGCATCTAGCAGCTGTTTGTTGAGTTCAACGAGTTTGTCTTTCGCCGCTTCTAGCCTGGTTTTCTTAGAAAACTCGACCAGGTAGTTCTTGAGAGCGTCAGTATTGTTTTTAATCAATGTGCCCTCCTGTGTCAGTTCAGCATGGTATCCGGGCACAATTTCCTTCAGTTCATTTAGGGCTTTCTTTCGTTCTTGAAGGGAAATCTTCTCGTTGTTCAAGATTGTAGTAAGCGATTTGATTTTTGCAGCCTGGGTGTCATATGAATCATTTGCTTTCTTTTCAACATCAAGCAGCTTGGCCTGTTCAAGAACCTCCTCCTTCCGTTTTTTGCTAAATATCCAAATCAATCCAATCAGTGTTGATAGAGCCGCAATTGCCAGCCCTAATGGATTGGCCTTCATGGCCATGTTCCATAGCGTCTGAGCGGCAGCCGCAGCCTTGGTTGCGATGGTCGTTTTTGTAACTGTGGCATTGTGAATGGTTAATGTAACAACCTGTGCCTTTTGTGTTACAATGTCCTTCAGGCGTTGAAGGTTCTGCTTGACCTGTAAGCCAATCCCTTCTTTCATCAGGATGTTGCTTGCAATCAATTTTCCGTTGTATGCCAACCAGTAGCCGGTTAAAACCACTAAAGCCTTACCAACTGCAGGCAGCAAGGGAATCAAATTCGAGAGGCCACTAAAAAACATAATAACCAGGTTGGTAGCCTGAAGCCAAAGTGGGTTTAGCTCTTCTCCTAGCTTGAGCGAAACTTCCTGGAGTACCTTTTTGGATTTTTCCAGCTTGGCGGCTCCGTTATTATTCTTGATGGCGTACTCCTCAGTGATAGATGTTCCTTCTTTCAGGGATGCGCTGGCAATCTGCTGGGCTTTGTCAATCTTCTCAATACTACCGGCCATCGAGCTGAGCACCCCGACGGCGCGGGATCCTTCCAGGCCCATATCTTCAAACAATGGTATCAATGCCTGGAAGCCACCCTTCTCGTTCATTGATCTCAAGACTTGTTTAATGGCAGCGTTGGTGTCAGTATTTAGAAGATCAGTGAAGGCATTAACCTCAAGACCGGCCAGGCGCGCAAATTTAGCCGGGTCGCCCATCAACTTCTGGATAAAGTTCGAGAAGGCTGTGCCGGCCATTTCAACCTGTTGCATGTCCTGATCGAGTGCGGCACCAAATCCAAGGATGTCGTTGATGGAGATTCCAGCCTGCCTGGATATACCACCAAGACGACCGGCAAAGTTTACCAAGTACCCCTCATTAGCTGTCGAGCTGGCGCCTAGTTCGTTGATTGCTGATCCAACAGCAAGCATTTGTTGTTTAAGGTCTGCGTCCTGGAGTTCCTTGGTCGCGTCCTGGTAGACTCCAACCATCTTGCCAATCTGCTGAATAGCATCTTCACCCAGATCCTCACCAAGGGCCACGTTGATTTGATTGCCGGCGTCCACAAAATCCAGGATGTTCTTTTTCCCCTCGATGCCCAATTTACCGGCATCACGAGCAAGCATGTTGAGCGACTCCCGGCTGGTGCGGGTGTCCATCTTTTTCAAATCATCGTTGAGGCCGACCACTTCATCCCGGGAAAGGCCGGTTGTTTTCATCACATCTGAGTAGACATCATCCATATGGGCGACATCCGTTGCCAGCTTCTTGAAAGCAAGAGCAAGGCCTGTCACGGATCCGATGGCCACCCCAGCAAGGCCAAGGAACTTATTGAAGCCGGTGCCCATCCGGCCAAGCGATGAGCCGGTACGGTCAGCTTGCCCTCGGAGTTCCCGTATCCTGGCAGTTACTTCCTCGGATTGTTTTCTGTAACGTTCAAGCAATGGGCTATTGCCCGGAAGATTCTTGATGATTGCATTCAACTCCGATTGACGCTTCTGAAGTTCTTTGATGCTCAGCCCCGTCAAACCAATTTTTGAATAGATCTGATCATACTGAGTCTGCAATCGCTTGAGTTCATTGCTTTTTTTTATCCACTCTTCAGTTCCTTCAGGCAGCTTCTTTAACTCTTTCCTGACTGCCCTCATGTCATCTTCAAGCTTTCTTAATTGTTTTCTAGAGGAATCGTTTTTAATAACGATTTCCAACTCAACGCGGTCAATCTTCAAACTCATAGTGGTTTGGTGTTTTGGAGGATTCCTTTTAGCCGGGCAACCTCTTCCTGTGTAAGTTCGTTTGATAATATGGAATAGAGCCTGTTCAGGCTTCCGTATGCATTGGCGGAATACCAGTCAGTATCCTTGCCCTTTTTTACCTGGTTTTCCTTGATACCCCAGATCAGGGCGTTAGTGTTGGTTGACAATGAATTTTTGTGAGAAAGTCGCTTGTGCCGGCGGATCTCAATAAAGCGGCCGTAAATCAAAAAGCTAACTCGGAGGCCCCTATTGCCGCCTTCTTTAAAGACACTAGAGGCGAGGGATTCAAGCAGTTCATCAGTTACGCGGATATTTTTTTCCTCAATGGTCTGATAGAACAGATCAATCAGATATCGACCATGCTCACCAAGCACTTCCTCCTGGAAAAGGAGTTCTATTTCTTTTTGAGAGATGTCTGCCATTTACCTAGATTCTTCAAATCAAAGGTATTTGGAGGGGGTAGGTGTGGAAAGGACAGGATGCGGGCCAGAAAATATCAATAAATAACTGCAACCCTTTTTATGATTAAATGTGCGCTTTTGACGCTTAAATATGATTTTTAGATATAACGATTAGGTTGTTCCGGGCGTTTTCTTAAAAAAGACGGGAGATTATCAGTGTCATGGAGTGGTTCATTTTTATCTATTTGGTTGATATTAAGCAAAAAAGAGCGCACATTCAACTGGAAGAAAACTGTTCTCGATGAGTTTTG